TCGTCAGCGTCGCCGTCTCGAACGACAAGAGCTCATTGTCGACGATCGCGAGCGTCGTGGCATTCTGCGCGCCCGTTGTCGATGTACTCGAAAGCGTGCCGCCACTTTCGGCGAGATTGACCGACAGCGTGTTGGTGACGTCCGGATTGGCGCTCGTCGGCGCGGCAAGAGCAGCGCTCAGCACGCCTTGTTTGGCACCGGCGACGATGCTGCCGATCTGCGTGTACGACGCGCCATCGAGCGAAACCCAGATATTCGCGCCGCCCCAATTGGCATTGGCGGTGCCGGCTTGCCCGAGCGGCGTCGTCACCGAGGCTGTGGCAACTGTCGCGCCGGTCACCGAGGTGAAGGCCGGCAGCGTGGCACCCACCTCGCTCCCCGCCGCGAAGCTCGTATTCCAAAAATAAAGTTCAGACCCGCTCGTCCCGGCGTAACTCGATGCGGCGCCGCTCTCGAGCCCGATCGTCAGAACGGGCGTCGCGGTCGCAGCCATGGTGCAGCTCATCGAGAGCTGATACCAGCCGCCGGTTTGCACGATGATCGATGCCGATGTCACGCTTGATCCGGGTGTCGCGGTCACCGCGACGAGATCGAAGACGCAGCCGAGCGTCGCGCTGCCATTGTCAATCTCAAGAACGCAGGCCGAGCGTTCGACCGCCTGCACATCGACCACGAAACTGATGAGCGTGCCGCTCGCCTGAGAGGCCATGATCATCGAGCATTGATGAACGCCGCTCGCCGCCGTCTCAGCGAGCTTATAGGCCGAGGGCACGCCACCCGTCACCACGGCCCAGACTTGCGGCGATCCGCCCGTGAGCGCGGACGGCGGTTCGAAGATCAGCGGCGGATTGATGGGACCCGGACTGCCGTTCGTCGCAATCGTTGAGGAGGTTTGCGTCTGGACCGGATAGGCAACGGCTGTCGCGATGCCTGCTGGGAATTCCTCCGCCGTGAAAGTCAGAATGCCGTCGTCCGCTTCCTCGACTTCGATGATGCGCACGACAGCATTGGAGAGACCGAGATTGGCATCCGAGAGGGTGACAAGGTCCATCGGCTCGAGCAGGCAATATTCCCACGAGAGCTTGAAGGTGTAGTGATTGCGGATATAGAGCCCGCGTTGCAAAATGAGCTGTGCCGCCGTCTGCGCGATCCCGGCATCGCAGATCTCATGCGCGGTGATCGTCGAAGCGATTCTGAGCCCATAAAGCTCGATCGCATTCTGGTCGAAGACGGTGATCGGCGTCGCGTCGTAGTAATTTGTTCTTTGGCTGATCTCCAGAGTCTGCATATTATGCGCGGCATAGGGATCGCTGCGCTCGACTTGGACCGGATCGTCGCCGTCCGTTGCAATGAAATCATCGTCACAGAGATTATAGACGGGCGTCAGATTCGGATTGAAGTTGCAGGTTCCAACCCGCACTTTCGGCGAGCCGACATAGGAATAGCTCTGCGAAGCATTGGACGTACCGAAACCGATGCCGCCGCCCGTATAGAGCGGCCCCGTCACGGCGGAATCACCATAGGGAATGAACTTCAACACGCCGCTCGACCAGACGGCTGCCGTGTTCGTCAGCTGTAGCCAGCGCGCGACAACCGCATTCGCGGCTTCCTGATTGACGAGTGCCGGGGAGAGCGTAAGTCCGACGGCCTTGCAATAGCTTTGATAAGAGGAATCGCCGCTCGACCCCAAGAGCGTCGTCGCATCGATGCTCGCCGCGGGAAAGCCGATGCCATATTGCGCATTGGTCAGGAAATCCTGAATCACGAGCGCCGGATCGGCGTCATAGCCGTTAAAGCCGGAGCCATGCAGAACCGCTTGAACCTCGAAGGAATAGGCATCGACTGTCGCCGAGGCACCAAGGGAAATCTGATAGTCGACGATTAGCGCCGTGCCGTTATAGGCGAGCGCCTCGCCCGGAAAATTCCCCGAGAGATAGCTCCAGACAGTTTGCGGTGTCGCGCCGTTGAAAAAACCGGGCGATGACATAGAAGCGACGTCCGACAACGGCGCGATCGTCGAATTGTCCCAGACCGCGCTTATAGAGCCGATGGGACCTTCGCAGAGACCTAAGATGATCGCCGTCGAGTAGGATGTCGGATTTGAGCCGCCTTTGCCACCACCACCACCACCACTGCCACCGCCCTTGCCGCCGCCGCTGCCCTTGCCCCCGCCGGAATGCGCCTGAAAATTGCCGTTCCACACAATATTCGGCGCGATTTTGTTGACACCATAGACAATCGCGATCGGAATCGCGCCGCTCGACGTTTGCAGCTGCAGGCCCGTATAGACGGGCGTTGCAACGGTTTGGCTCGCCGTGCGCAGGAAGCTCATGAGGACGCGCGCGCCTTTTTCCAATAGCTGAAGAAACGCACCGCGCGCGAGGGCGCGGAGAGCTGGACGTTTCTATTCAACGGTTCCTCGAGCACGATTTTCGCCGGCCAAAAGGCGTGAACGATCGTCACATCTTCTTTTTTGGACGCCGCTTTCGTTACGATGCCGCCGTGGCTGTAGCATCGGCCATAGCGGAAGACGGCGACATCGCCGTCGCGCGGAAGTTCGCCCGCTTCTGTTTCGATCTCCGCACAGCGATCGAAGACAAAGCCGAGATAACGCTCCTCGCCGCGATGCAGATGCCAATCTGGCGGATAAGGCCGCGGATCAAAGGGCGCGCAAAGACCAGCATCGACAAAGGCGCGGACGATCAGCATGCCGCAATCGACACCGACGCCGCGCACGTCGGCGCAATTATGATAAGGCGTGCCGATCCATGTGCGCGCCTCGGCAACGACAGAAGCGCGTTCTTCGGCCTCGGTCATGACTGGACCTCAAGACATCATCGAGAAAGCAGCAGACGTCAGACCGCGAAGGTCGGCGGCGGAATGAAGGGAAAGCCGCGGAAATTGGCGAGATTGCTGAACTTCGCCTTGCAGGTTCCCATCGTGTGGTCGCAGCCCTGATAGACTGTGAAGGCATCGCCTGGCGCCGGCGCATTCAACAGCGGATAGGCGAGCTGAAGCGCGCCCGAGCCCGCCGATTTGACCGTCGCGGTCTTTCCCGCATTGATCCCCGAAGTGAAGGTGATCGAGCCTTGCGCATAGGCCGATGTCGCGCCCGACCAATTGATGAGAATGTTGGTCGAGCCTGAGCCAACGCTGCCGTTGGTGCCGAAAGCGTTCTTCACCAAGCCGCAACCCGAATCGTAAAGCACATGCACGCAGGCGGGCGAATAGAGATTGCGCGGCATGTTGATGTCGAGCAAGACGAGATCGGAATTGACCGTCACCTCTGCGGCTGTACGGCCGACCGAGTCGATCGCGCCGAACCTTCCTTTGAAAAGAATGACGCTGCCGATCGGCGCCGCCGTCCAACTCGTAAGGAAGGCGCGCTCGCGCTGAATTTTACAGCCGTCGAAAACACCGTTGCGCAGAGCCTGGAGGAATGGCACGCCTTCGACCGTATCGGTTGGCCGCGCGGCGAGCGTGATTTTCTGTTGATCGACATCGAGACCGATCGAGCATTTATAATGTAGCCCATCGACCAGCACGGAATTCGCGAGATAGGTATATCCGTTAAGCGCGATCGGCACATCGGCATTGGTATAGGTGAGGATGAGACCCGAGAGCAGCGTGAAGGTGAAGCAATCGGCGAAGAGCACCGGCGTATCGGTCTGCGCCCTCAAGCCGTTGAGGTATGTGACGAGCGCAGGGGAAGCGGATTTCACGGTTTCACGCTCCTGAACTTCAGGCTTTGCATCTGCCAAAGCCCGTTCATGAATTCCTCGAAATCCGTCTGGTCGTCGAGAAAGCGGCAGAGAAACGCATAAGAAAAATCGGCGGTGATCACCTGGCCGCTCTCAGGCGCGGAGGTGAAGCTCAGCGTATTCGGCTGCACAAGACTCCAGCCGTTCGCCTGCACAGTGCCGTTCACAAAAACATTGGCCACAGACGAGACCCAGGAGACGGGCTCGACGAATCCGCCGAGCGCGCGGATGAAGGTGAAGGCGGTCGTTGTGCCATCGCCCGTCGCGATGCCTTGGCCCGTCACCGCATTGTCGGTCGGGTCGGTATAGATGAAGGTGCCATATTGGCCTTCGCTCTGCAGATAAAGGCCCATGAGGCTCTGCAAAGAGGCGTTGCCAAGGCCGGGATAGGCGGTGCCCGACGCAAGCCCGTCAAAGGTCAATTCGAATTCATAGAGCGTGTAAGCATAAAGGGGCTGGCGCACCTCGCGCCCCGATACATGGCTCGCGACGCGCGTCGAGAACGTCGGCCGCTTATGCACGGACCAACCTTGGCCGGCGAGCGCGGGAAATGACGGAGGTGTGGTCACCTGTTGCTCACCTTCCAACCGTCATGCCCGGACTTGATCCGGGCATCCAGACTCAGCGCGGCGCGTGGATGGCCGTCAAGCCCGGCCATGACGCGGCACGGATGAAGCCTCGTCACTTCACGCTTCTCAGCTTCAGGGATTGCAGCGTCCAGAGTCGCGTCATGAACTCTTCGAGGTCCTCGCTGTCATCGGCGAAGCGGCAGTTGAGCGTCGACACAAGGCCGAGACTCGCGTCGATCGGAAAGGTGAAGACGCCGGTCCGCCCTTGCATCATGTCGTAGAAGCCGAAGAGCGTCGCGAAATCCTGCGGGGGATCGTCCATGCGCAACAGATCGAAGGTGAGCTCGATCTCGACGATCGGCGTGGCGAGTTTCGCCCAACGGCTCTCGCGACCGGAGACATGATCGGCGACGCCCGTCGTAAAGAGCGGCCGATAGATCACCGACCATCCTTGTCCGAGGATCGACGGGAAGGACGGAAGCGCGCCGGACGTCGGCGGCGCATCGGGTTCGAGCGGCGTCAGAAACGGGCCCTTGCCCGAAATCCAATCGCCCGTCGCCCAATTGCCCGTATCGCCCCCGACGTCGCTTCGTTGCGGAAAGGTCGGGAATGGCCGCGCGTCCCAGTTCCACACCGACATGAAGGCCGGCTCGATCATCTTGACGCCGGCCGACGACGCCTCATTGTTGTTCACGACCCAATAGTCGTAGATCGCCTGCAGCGCGAGAAGCTGGATCTCATCGTCGCGGCGCGGCTGATAGGAGCCGCCGGCGACGGGATCCCAGATCGACCAATAGGGCGTGAAACTTTGCGTCGATTTCGGATCGTAGAATACATTCGGTTGATTGGTGCCGCGATCGCAGGCCGGCACGCCATATTCGACAAAGGTGATCGATTTCGATTGCGGCACCCATTCGGTCGTGGGCCCGTGCGGCGACCAGCCGGTGCCGTCGCCATTGTCGTAGATCGCCTGATGCGGATTGTTCCACCACCAGCGCAAGTGCTTGTTCGCGAGAAGCTGCTGGTTTGGAAAATTCGGCGGTCGCGATCCCATAGACGAGACGCTGGCGCGCATCGACCTTGGTGATCGGAATGAAGAGTTGGAGCTCGTCCATGAAGTCTCCTGTAGCTTGATTTTTTCAGGCAACAAAAAACCGCCGGCGGAGCGCGCGGCGGCTGGGTGTATGGAATGGAATGCCGGGCTTACGTCAGCGGGCCGTCATCGCGCGGCTCTTCGCAGGAGAGACTGTCGATCTCGCCGTCGGGCGAAGCGGTCGATAACCGCAGGTCAGGCCGTCGATCTCAAAGCGGACGCCAACCCCTTGGCTCAGCTTCGACGGGATGAGGCGCTGATCGGCGCCGAAGATTTTGTCTTTGATCTCCCGATACGGCAGGCCTGAATTCTCGAAGAAGAGCCAGATTTCTTTGCGCGGGATGACGCCGCACACGATTCCGGTCAGGGCAAGTCCGGCGCCGTTCAACCCCCCATCCTTGACAACCATCGCGGATTTAGGCCTGCCAATTCTGGCGTTCGAAAGATCGAGATCGAGCGCGCCCGCGAGCGCCGCCGCATTGGGATAATCCGCGCTGCGGAGAACTTGTGTCATTGCTGAGAAAAGGCGGCGTATGTCGATCATGGGTGTCTGCACGAAGGTTCTGGCGATACGGGCTAGTTGGAATCACTGAACCCGCGCCTTTGCAAACCAACAGATCGACTCGGGAAGTGTCGGATCGCCACGCGCGGGATCCCATTCTCGATCGATCCGCGCGATGATCGCTTGAGGGTCGCGTTCGTCCCAAAAATAGATCTTTGAATTGTCGTAATCGAAGTCCCCAGCAAGGAGCCCGTGATCCAGGAGAATACGTACGACTTCGAGCGTGCGGGCCTTTACCTCTTGATTATCCGACAAGGCAAAATCTCGCCTTACGGTCGGAGCTATGGCCCATAATCCGACGTAATCTTCCTCTGCCTCATTGAGGAAGGAAGTTGCAAGCTTATCGATTTTTTCCATATTTATCTCATCTATAATGAATTCGAATTGAGCCAAATGTGGCCGGAAGGTTGATGTCCACCGTTGGAATTCCCTGGTCGTTGCTTCGTAATCCAACCCATCCAACATTGCCAGGGAGAGTGACCATTTTGCCGGAACTGGAATAGCTACCCGCGTAAGGTTTTCCGCCGACGCTCAGATAGTCGAAGGCAGCCTGAGCCGCTTGTGCACCGTCAGGCAGATTTCTTACGTTGGCATCGCTACCGCTGCCTTGTTCGCCGATCAAATTGCCGCCTGGCATTATGAAATCTGTGGCTCTTCGCGTCGCGACGTTAGCGATTTCCGTATTGATGTCGGCGATGTTCTGATCGCTTGGCACCCAATCTTGCGGGACAATATAGGACAAATTGGGATTCTTGGGGTCGAGCGCACGCAGCGTCTGGATGGCGTTGCCCCATTGTTGCTGCCGCGCTTCGGCAGAGGGATCGTTCTGCTCTTCGGCTCGATCGCGATCGTCCTCTTCTCCTGTTTGCGCCGTACGAACCGGAGGCCACTTATCGCGCGAGGCGACTTGCACGCTGCCCGCACGCCCCTCTCCCGAAGCGGCCCCATCCGCCGACGTGAACAGCCCCTGCTCGTCGTGATAGGGATTGCCCTTACGGAAGCGAGTAACATTTGTACCCGCCTTCCCCGGCGCCTCCTGCCCTAACGGCACATAACCCGCGCCCGTCAGCACCATCGCCTTGTTCGCCGCGGCGTCCGCCAGCGGCTCCGGCCAAGCGCAACGCGCGCCTCATTGATCGTCAAAATTCCCTTCGTCGCATAGCTCGTCAAAATCGATTCTTGCGTCTGCGGATCGATCGAAGAATCCGTCGCAAAAGCGAATTCGAGATCGGGGCTGTCGAATTCGTCGGCGATGATGTCATCGATGAGCGCCTTCACCCAAGCGAGGATCGGCGCAAGGCCCTCTTCCTCCGACATTTCCTTTTGCGTCTCTGCCGTGGCACGGTTCATCTGCTGCGTCAGCGCCTGGGGCGACACGGAAAATGCAAAGCAGATGAGCCGCGCCAGCCATTCGTCGAATGGGCCTTTCAGCTCCGGCTCGCGCGTCTGCACGAAAGTCTTGGCGACACCGCCGGGCACGAATTTCGCCCGCCGCCGGCGTGCGAGATCGCCGTCGAAATAAGCGTCCCAGTATTTCTGATAGGACGCGATCTGGTCCGGCGTCCAAGTCTCCGGCACGCCGATGAGACTGTCGGGAATGTTCCCCTGCGTGAAATAATCGAGCAGATAGGCCTGACGGCGGAGCGCAATGTTGACGGTCGTGACGATCTGCTCGACGGGGCCAAAGCCATAGGCGCGATCGACGCGGATGTTGCGTGGGCGATAGAGAAGATCGCGGACCGAATAATCGACCGCGGGATAGCCTTTCAGGATTTGCTGATAGGCCGTGGGATAAATGGTCTCGCCGTTCTCGACATAGGGCAGCGGCGTGCGGCCCCAATCGTCGATGACGGGCTTGATCGTCGCGCCGTCGATCGGCAGCAGGCCCAAGAGGCGCCCGGCGCGATCGCGGTTCATATAAAGTGTCGGCGCATCGATGACGAAGAGATCTTCGAGGATCATGCGCAGCCAGTCGGCAAAGCCGTGCCGGCCGTCGGGCTTTGAGAAAAACTTGCGCACGGCGGCAAGGCGCGGATCGACGCTCGCCTTTTTGTCGCGAGCGGAAATCGCCCAGGACAAACGCGCGACCTGATCCTTGCGCGTCTCGATGACGAGACGCAGAAGATCGTAACCGCCGGCGAGGCCGCGCAGCGTCGCAAAACTGATCGGCGCGTAGCCGCGCGGAAACGTCGAGAGATTATAGCCGGAGAGATAATCCCACTGGCGGCCGGCGACTTCAGGCGGCGCGAGCGGCGTGATCGGCTCGAGCGGACCGAACCAATCGGGCCCGAGCCCGGCCGCGCCCGGCTTGCCGTAATTCACCGTCAAGTCATAGGGACTCAAGGGCCAGCTCGGCTGCCCCGCTCCACGCTCCGCCATGAGATGTTCCTTGGAGAATTTTTGGGAAATGAAGGCGCGCTGTCACGCGGAACCACACTGTCCGCCGCCCGTTGACCAGAACAAGAAACGTGTTGGGAGACCGATCATGACCTTAGCGTTCTACGACACGACACGGACAGGTGAAGCTGCCCAGACCAAGCAAGCTTCGCGGGTATTGTCGCCCGACATGGCCGAGCACATCCGGACCTATCGCCAATTCGTCTTCTTCGCGCAAATAGCCGCCATCGCCGTGCCTTTCTTCGTCGCCTTCCTGCTCTATTGGACGACGTGAGACACACGGAAGCTCAGACTATCTCCCGGCTTGCGACTCGCGGCGATAAAATTCGATGATGCCGGAGCCGTCGCCGAGATCGAATAGATAGGTCAGCGCCCAGATCGCCGCATCGGCGTGATCTGGGCTGCCGCTACCGCCATAGCCTGCTGCTGTGAAGGCGCAGAGCTGGTCTTCGAGCTTGGCAAAACGGCCTGCGTGATGCACTTGGCGTTGCGCATAACGCACCGAGATCGGCTCGGCGCGCACCGCCTTGCCGCGGCTCGCGGTGACAAGGCGGACAGGCACATTGGGGTCTGCCGCATGAATTATCGCGCGTACCATCTCGCCGCCGAAATTTGATTCGGCGACGACGCAATCGGCGCGATACTCATGAAAGGCCGTCACCGCACGCCGGCCCCAAATGGCTGGCGCCTCGCGGCAGGAGAGATCGGCGAGAATATAGCAGTCGCCGTCCGCGCCGCGACGACAAGGCCGATCTCGTCGGCTGAAAGATCGTCGCGTCCCGCCGCGCCAGACGGATCGAGCGCCACGACGACGGAGGCGCGATTGTCTTCCGGAATGTCCGGAGCCTCGCAGCGGCAGGATTCGATCAGCTCATAGCTCCATAGCGCGCCTTCAAGTTCGTCAACATAGACGCCTTCGAAGAAGCGCCGGCGCTGGCGCTCCGGCAGATGCGCGAGGCTTTCGAGAAATTCCGCCGCGAGCGTGTGCGCGTTGTCCGGCGGATTGAGAAAAGCGCGGGCGTAATTTTCGGGGTCGACCAGCGGCTGCATCGAGACGGGATCGCGCTTCTCGCCGAAGAGAAGATTGGTCCAATGCGCTTTCGACGTCGGATTGAGATCGACATAGGCGCGCTGCGCCAGGTTCGGCACGGATTGGGCGAGGCGCGTAAAGGCAATGAGGGCGGACGAATAGGGGATCTGCGATGCCTCGTTCAGAAAGATACTCACATATTCGAGGCCGAGAATTTTTTCGACGCGCTCCTTGTCGTCGAGGCCGCCGACCCAGATGCGCGATTTGTTCGGTAGTTCGAAATAGCCGTCCTGGCGATGCTCCTTGAGCTTTACGCGCGGAAAGCAGAGCCGCATGACATTCGGCAGCGTGTCGAGCGTGATCGAAGCGCGCGCCGCATTGGCATGAAAGCGCAGGATCGCATGACGCGAATGCGGTGCTGCGAGCGCGCGCGCGAGAATCGCTTGGACGATGAGAAAAGTTTTGCCCGATCGCGTGCCGCCGGCAAGGCAAGAATAGCGCTGGGGCGCTTCGAGCAGACGGCGCGCCTGCTCCTGCCCAGCGCTGAACCTCACCATGGACGGCCCCGAATCTCTTTTTCAAAATTCAAAGCAAAAAAGCCGCCCGTGTGGGGCGGCCTTCGCGATGCGCAACGCATGACTGTGTCGCTGTCGATGCGCGTATATGCATCGCATTTTGTCGCAAAGTCAATCGAGCGGCGGAGTGTGATTTTGCGGAATTGTACTTCGCGAAAGAGCGCAACACGTCATGGCCGGGCTTGACCCGGCCATCCAAGCACAGATGTTGGAGATGAACGCGCGCATTCAGAGCAACGTGCATGGATGCGCGGATCAAGTCCGCGCATGACGGCGTTCCGGACGGTTTCTCAAAACAGCTCGTGCTCCGCGCATTTGTGCCATTGCAGATCGGCTGCGTTTTGATTTTGATTGCCGTAGCACCAGCCCATGCCGTTCAACAGCCGCGCAACTTTCTCGCGGATATTGCAGGCTCTGATCGCGCGCGGGTCTTCGCCGCCATAGCCGCGGCACATGTCATTGAGATCGCGATAGATAGAGAGCACGTCGAGCACGCGTGTGCGCTCCACCTGCTGCGGACGATCGACCTGCTGCGCAAGCGTCGCTGCCGGCAGGGCAAAGACAATCAGGAGCGAGATAAGCGCGCGGCGCATGGTTTCCTCACCTCGATGAAGTGGGAGAGAAGGCTAGGTGAAAATGGTAAACGGAAGGCTATGGCCCGCAAGACGCAGCTCGGGCGCGGTCCACGCGCGGATATCGCTCGCGTCGACTCGCAAAGTCAATGGTGGCGGCGAAAGCGGTTTAGTGCATTTGTACTTGTTGGCTGCACGAACATTGACGCAATCCCTCCCCTTCAGGGGAAGGGTGGCCGCGAAGCGGCCGGGTGGGGTTTGACGATGACGGCCTAAACCCCATCCGTCAGCGGCACAAACGCCGCTGACACCTTCCCCTTTCAGGGGAAGGATTCGCGCAGTCAAAACACCGGCACATGGCGCTCGTTCAGCCACTCCGCCAGATAGGCAAGCGCCTTGGTGCGCTTGCGATAAAACGTATAGGGCGCCCAGTGCTTTTGGGCGCAGAGCCGGCGCAGCGAGCGATGCCGCGCCGAATAAAGCGCCCAGAGACTTGCAACAAGCGCCATGCCTGAGTCGACGCGGCGCAACTCGCGCAACCAATCGAAGGCCGCTTCCATCTGCGCGATCTCGGCAGACGTCGGCTGCAGAATCGTACGGTTCTGCGCAATTTCGCAGACGCGCTTTTCCTCTTTGTCGAGTTCCGCCCGCGCCAATTGATCGACCCATTCGACCGCATGGATCGGCCAATGGCCGCCGGGCTCGCGTGGCCCGCGTGTGCGCGGCAGGCGGTCAAGCGTCACAAAGGCCTGGACGAGCCTTGTGCCGACATGCTCCGCATCCCATTGCGGCGGAAGCTCTTCCCGTGCGGAAACGTAAGTGTCTTCGAGCGCATTGATCTTGAGCGGGTCTGCCATCGCCTCACGCTCCATCGTCGAGAATATTGTCGAGGAGATTGGGTTCGGCGGCGGCGGTCATCACCAGAAGCTTGATCAGCGTCTCGCGCGTGACG